ATTTTGTTTTTACCAGGGTGTAAGGTCAAACGGCACGCGATACCAAATTGTAGTAGTGGCGTCATACTCATAAACACACACATATAGATATTCCTGATCAAACGCAATCATGCCCGGTACATCGCCTTCTTGTCCACTAGAAGAACTAGGAGGTGAGGTTTGAACATTATTATAAAGTTCAGTGAAGTTGCTGTTTATATACTGAAACGCTGTGCGTAGCGGAGTTCCTTGCCCATCATTGGCAACATTCCCCACATTGATTAAAAGTTGTGTCATAAATTTACAGTCCTAGTGCTGTATTTACCAAACTTTGTGTACGTGCCTGTGAACTAAATCCGTCGCTAAATACAAGGACTCGGAGCTCTCAATGTCATATATTATCAATAACAGCCGCGGAAATATAGTTGCGATCGTAGCTGACGGTACGGTCAACACCACTGCCACAGACCTTGCCTTGGTTGGTCGTGCCCTAACAGATTACGGCACCTACGAAAACGAAAACTACGTATATTTGTTGGAAAATTTTGCCAACTCGACTGCGCCCTTGCTGCCAATCTTGGGTCAACTTTGGTACAACAGCGCCACTGACGTAATTTCAGCGTATAATACTGGCAACACATGGACCGCATTGGCAAGCCAAGACTATGTTCAGGCACAAAAAATAAGCCCAGCATTTACTGGAATTCCCACTGCACCAACTGCCACAGCCGGAACTGCTACTACACAGATTGCAACCACTGCCTTTGTTACCAGTAGTCCTGCATTCGCTGGCACGCCCACTGCACCAACTGCCACAGCTGGCACTGCCACTACACAGATTGCAACCACTGCCTTTGTTACCAGTAGTCCACAGTTTGCTGGTGTACCCACTGCACCAACTGCCGCAGCTGGAACTGCTACTACACAGATTGCAACCACTGCTTTTGTTACCAGCAGTCCAGAATTTACTGGCACACCCATTGCACCCACTGCTGCTTATGGTACCAATTCTCAACAGGTTGCCACTACAGCATTTGTGCAAGGCGAAAAAGTCAGCCCTAACTTTACAGGCACACCCACTGCTAACACTGCTGCTTATAACGACAACTCAACAAGAATTGCTACCACGGCATTTGTGGAGGGCGAAAAACTCAGTCCAGTATTCACAGGCGCACCACTGGCGCCCACCGCCGCAATCACAGTAAGCAACACACAGATTGCCACCACAAGATTTGTAACGGACTGGACCAATGCCTTACCTACCATGAGTCAGCAGAATGCCAATGCTGTGGCCATCACTGGTGGCTCAATAACTGGCATAGTTGATTTGGCCATTGCTGATGGTGGTACAGGTGCCAGCACTGCCGGTGGCGCAAGAACTAATTTAGAATTGGGTAATATTGCAGTAATGAACACCAGCAATATTGCGTTTACTGGTGGCACAATAGATGGGGTAACCATCACTGGTGGCACTGTCGGCGCCCTGGCATCTCCCGTTGCTGTTGCTGATGGTGGTACAGGTGCCAGCACTGCCGGTGGCGCAAGAACCAATCTTGGCCTAGGCACAATGGCAGTTCAAAATGCAAATAACGTAAACATCACCGGTGGATCAATATTTGGTCTAAGTTCAACCATTGCTATTGCTGATGGTGGCACAGGGGCCAACACTGCCAGTGGTGCAAGAACCAATCTTGGACTTGGTACCATGTCCACACAAGATTCATCTTCAGTGGCAATAACTGGTGGTTCAATCACTGGCATCGGCAATCTGGCAGCCAGTAACGTAAACATCACCGGTGGTTCAATCACTGGCATAACTGCATTACCTGTGAGTGCAGGTGGTACTGGTGACAGTACCGCAGCCGGTGCAAGAACCAATCTTGGTGCAGCAGCCGCCGCAACCAATGTGATTGCAGGGGCTGGCTTGTCAGGAGGTGGCGCACTGAGTTCCAATATAACCCTTCAAATCGCCAGTAATTCAAATGGTTTTGGCACAAGATATGTCAGCACGTCATCGCCCACTGGTGGCATTGATGGTGATATTTGGTATCAAATTTAAAAGTACAACATGGCATCAGTAATACGAGCTTTTGGCTTCAGCAACAGCCTGCAACAATTGGTTTGGCCAACGACCACAAGCCAAATCACAGCCTATGTCTGGGGCGGGGGCGGGGGCGGGGGCGGCAACGATGCAGGTTCTCCGGGTGGCGTTGGAGGCGGCGCAGGTTTCTCTCGTAAAACATTTACCATAAACAACGGTGACATACTACAAGTTGCTGTGGCCGGAGCCGGTGGCGCGGGCGCTACCAGTCAAAATGGTGCTCCTGGCGGCGGAGCCGGAGCCAGTTACACCGCCAGCACTATTTGGACCAGCTTGAATCTACTCAGCAATCCCATTAATCAACGTGTTACCAATAGTGCTTATGTGGGATTTTTGAATCAATACGGGGTATGGAACTATACTCCCAGCGCCACATATTTTGATCAAACAGTCACAGTTAACTTTCCATCAAGTGGTTATTACAACTTCATCGGCAGTTGCGACAACTATGCCACAATTTATATAGATGGATCTGTTGTTTTAGACATACCCGGATTCCGGGCAACCTATTCAAATTCTGTTTATGTCACCGCCGGTAATCATAGTTTGAGACTGTACGGGGTAAACACCGGTGGCCCAGGATCTATTGGCGTAACCATCAACGGTGGTGCCAGCTTTGGTGGAGGTAACGGTAGTGCTGCAGGGGTTAGTAGTAGAGGATTTTCTGGGGGAGGCGGCGGAGGTGGCGGCGCCAGTGTAGTTTTGTTGAACGGTACTCCGATTTCCATTGCCGGCGGAGGCGCCGGCGGTGGTGGAGCAGGTAACGATGGTGGTGGCGGGGGTCGTGGCAATGCCCCTGGTCCAAGTGGTCAAACCTCTACTGGCATATATGCAGGACAAAACGGTGAACCAAAAAGTGGGGATGGTGGCGGCGCCGGTGGTGGCGGTGGAGGCTACGCCGGCGGCAATGGTGGACCAGTGGTTGGTGGAGACCAAACTGGATATGCAGGTTTTTATGGATCAAGCCTGGGCGATGTTGTTGCCAATCCCAGTGGACGAACTCCAGGTGGCACCAATCAACCCTACTACTCGGGATCTGTTGGTTACGGTGGCGTCAATACCAACGGTGGTTCCAGTGGCTATGTGGTGCTTGATATGGCTGTGGGTGGAGCCAGTGTAAAATTCAATGGCAACTGGGAGTCTGTGCAAAGAACCTATATCAAGACCAATGGTGTATGGCAACCTGTACAGGCCACATATGTCAAAGACAATGGAACATGGTCGCCCATTAGTGGATCATTTGCGCCCACATTTACCACAGTTGTTGGCAATTGGGGCTCTGATCCGAGAAGTTACTAAACTGAAAAACTGCTTCCGCAACCGCAAGTTGTTTGAGCTTGTGGATTGTCAATTACAAAACTAGATCCCATCAAGTCTTCTCGGTAGTTGATTGTGGCGCCTTGTAGGTACTGCATGCTCATGCTGTCTACCACAACAGGTACCGACGCCGGAACATCAAAATCATCCTCGCCACGACCTTGATCAAAAGTAAAGCCATACTGCATGCCCGAGCAGCCGCCGCCCTGCACAAAAACTCTTAGCACAAGGCCCGGAGTGTTTTCTTCGGCCAATAGGTCTTGAATTTTTTCAATAGCAGATTGTGTTAACGAGATCATAGTCGTTCGTTGCAAACGTCCCAGTCAATGATTTTCCAGATATTGTCCAGGTATTTTTCTTTGTCCCACTGGTAGTCCAAAGCCCAGACATGCTCCCACCAGTCTACCAGCACACAGATATCAGTGCGCACCGCATGGTTGGCTATGGTTTTAATCTCTCCCCCGGTGCTGAGATACACCCAACCCGATCCTTGAATCTTCATTGCAACCAGTTTGAACTCTTCTTTGAAATCTTCCCAGGTATTGAAGTGCTCTTCGATCAGCGCGAGTACAGCGCCGCGGGGACGATTGGCACCCTTAGGAGCCCTAAGCTGAGGGAAGAACTTATTGTGTAAAAAACTGCCAGCACGATTAAAATCCGCATTGCCTTCTCCTGCATTGTAACGTTTGGCATAACCCTTGGCCAAATGTCCATAATGATATTCTAAACTTTCTTTACTCAAAACTGGCTCAAGATCTCGTTCGCCATAGGGCAAGGGAGTGGTTTCCAGTTTGGCCGGGCGTGTGCTGGCTTCTACAAGATTGATGTGGTCACGTATTTCCATGTTGTATTTATTTTCTACGAACAATACGCCCTTTGGTCAAATCATAGGGTGAAAATTCTAACTCTACTTCATCACCCAATAAAACTTTGATGTTGTTTTTTCTCATGCGTCCTGACAAGTGCGCCAGGACCAAGTTTTCGACATTTTCCAACCGAACACGAAACGTTGCAGAGGGCAGAACTTCTTCAATTCGGCCCTCCATGTTAATAATACCTTCTTTGGACATAAGCAGTTACTTATTGGAAATCCAGGGTCGCTGACACCTTTCGGAGTCGATCAAAGCGGAAACTGCGCCACTCTTGCTTCTCCAAATCAAACACTCGCAGACTGTGTTCATCAGGTTGCTTGCGTTTCTTGGTTTCCAAGAGCTTTTCAACAGGCACATCTTGCGGCTGTTTATCTGCAGGAATTCGTTCCCAATCCAAGGTGCAATTCATGTCTCTGACAGCACCGTCGGCCTTGACAAAGGTCACTGTGATTGCGCCTTTTTGCAACAGACTACGAACCCAGTCGCGCATGATGGCCTTGTTGGTGTCGTCAGCTTCTTGATACTGTGTGCCCGGAGCGCCTTTTAACAGGCGTACAATTTCTTGTTTGCTCCACAAATCATTGCTCATTTCAAATTCACCTCTGTAAGTTAATAAACGTTTTTTCTTCATGACCACTTTAATAAAAATATTATATACTTCTGTTCATCCACAATCTCAACTTCATGACTGTAACTATTGATGTGTACTGTGTTTCCAGGTAACAACTTGATGCCGTATGTGTCCCGAAACCATGCCCTCATGTCTGTATCTGTGGTACAATGCTTTTGGCCTTCTTCAGATGTTCTGCACCGTTGCATCCGGCCCCAGAAAGAATTATCACCTAGTATAGTATCCAGTCTGGCTTCAGGTGTGGAGTACAAGTCTTTCATCCACGACGCATCCGGGAAATTTCCACTGCCTCTTCGTCTGAGAACACAGGCACAGCATTTGACTTGTGCATGGTGGCAATACCTTTGACCTTGGTGCCGGTGTAGACTTTGTGCACCGGCGCAGTGCTGCCACCTTGAGTCACAAGACTGGGAATATGCGTACTGACGGTGCGGCCCGGGGGCGCCGACAGTTTGTAATCAAGAGGCTCGGCCTTCATGGCACGTCGACGCCGTTTGAGATCGGCCTCTACATCCCACTTTTTTTGCAGTTCTCGCCACGAGGCATCAAGCTCACGTGCCTTGCGTGCCGCTTCGGCATTGCGGAACTTGTGCCGGCCTTTTTTCTTGCCGTTAAGACTCAAGGCCGGGCCACATAGGTGCATGGTCATTTGCGTAGTAACTCCATGGTAAGTTCTGTGTCGCGCATGTAGGCCACGGGTCTAAGCCAACCGTGATGAAGACAGGATCGTATGATTTCTGCGTATCTGGCGGGGCAGGAGTGCATGATTTCAATGCCAGCTCGTGACACCAATTGTAAGCCATCTGGGGAAAACGTAAAGGCCGAGTCCCCGTGGCGCAGTTCTACAAATCGACTATCGTTGTGTGTAATCATGCTATATTATAGCAGATTGGGATTTATTGGTCAAGTAGTACTTCTTACTTAAACAAGATCAGGGCCATGAATCCGGCCTGCAGAATGAAGCCAAACCCAATAGTGATGATGTTGAGCATGTCTTTCAGCACCACTGCACGAAGAAACAGCAGAATTAGGCCACCCCAGAGAAACAGGATAATGTCCAGACCCGGAGTTTTGTCACTGAGTCCAGTCATCAAGGCCAGGAAACTGGGCAGGGTCGCACAATGTAGCACAATAGCCGCAAGCCAGCCCAAGGTGTCTGCACTAAGTTTCGCAAGGCTGTTGGCAAGGAACTCACGAACAGCAACGATGGTCATGGGAAACTTAAGGGTCATTTACGCTCTCCGTAGAAAATATGGCGACCAATTTGGTCAATTCGAGGCAATTTCCAGCCCGGGCTAACATAGTCAGCATGATAGTACAGCGCATTCTGTAGGCCAGGCAGTCGGAAGTTTTCCAGTAGAACTTTTTTGGCCACCAATTCCGACTCTTGCCACAGTGGCTTGTAAATTGGTCTTACTTGGTGTGTGGTTTCACACACCCAGCTGAACTGACAAATGACTTTTTCATAGAACACATTTTTCTGATAAATCACACCGCATACTGAATCTCCGAACTTGCCCGAGGCCACACGGTTCATTGTGACTTGGGCCACAGCAACTTTGCCTTCAAACGGCTCCGAGGCTGCTTCCCAGTAGATGTTGCGAGTCAAGCATTCCAGTTGCTTGATTTTTTCTGTGGTGCTGACATAGCCAGTTGGCATGGACTCAATGCCCGAGCGAAGCTCATTCAGATGCTGGTTACACACTGCGATTACGCCCAGAGCCACAATCCAAAGTCCTACAACTTTGAATGTTCGAGAACTCCAGGTTGTGAGTTGCTCACTGATGTAGTTTACTTGTGCTTTCATGGTAGTTTTACTTACTCAGATGGTCGAAGATTCGACCATTTACCAGCCAAAATGATGTGTTTTTGGAGTAAACCGTGTAGTTTACTCCTGATTGTATTTTACAGGAAGTTGTTAAAGTTGTCAAGTGTCAGCAGTCACTTTTGGGCAGGCTTTTCAATCGATTCCACACTTCTGCTTTGTCTCGGCACTGCTGTTCCAACTTGCGATAACGATCTCCCAGCTTCTTCAAGTCGGTCCATTCTTTTTCCAGTTCCACATTGGGTTGCATCCAGTTCATGCGTTCTTCCATGGCCTGCATCCACTGGACCAAGCTTTTGCCGTTGATGTCAACATCAGCGTTTTCACCTTTGAGGACAAGTTTACCTCCCCGGTTGTTTGTTCTGCCTGGTTCAATGTAGTGATATCCATCTGTACCAGTGGTCCAAATAACATTGGCATTTGTCAATCCTGTACCACCGCTACCACTTGCAATGGTGTATTTCGGACCAATGGTGTTAGATGTGGTAATAGAGGGTGTTGTTAAGTTTGAAAGATCAGCGGCGCTGATTCCTGGTATAGCCCCGTAACTGTAACCAGAATATCCGCCGATGCTGCCAGTACCTACAGTGTCTATTGTGTTTGTGTACTGCTGTTCTGAGGGGTTAATCGTAATAGCCATGAGCCGTCCTTTTGATCTATCCATTCTACTGTGTCGCCCACTTGCCAGCCAAGTTGGGCACACAGTTCTAGACCCAGATCCAAAAGCAGTTCTCCTGGATTGTCAGGATCTTCAACTATTTTTGCCTTGGTGATCATTTAGCGGCAAGGGCTTCTTTTTCGGCGGTGATTTCTTTGCGACGCTCTTTGATGGCTTTGCTCATTTCTTGAAGAGCCTTGCGAGCACGGGCAGCAGAAGCTTTAACGCCCTTGGTGGTAAACTTTTCGTTTTCGGACTTGTAGGTTTCGTAAGCGGTTACAATTTGCTCGTGTTGAGTAGGTGCTGGTGATGTCATAATTTCTCCTTGTTAGACCAAGTAATTATACACACATCAAACGTGATGGTCAATAACTAGTGACTCTTTTAGTCCAGATAAATGTGTTTCTTTTGCCAAGTATCCCAGATTGAAATTGAATTTAATCCGTGAGTCCAGGTGATGCGGAATTTTTCAAACGCACGTTGATCGTGAAGCATCATTCTGTTGCCGGCGGTGTTGGCATTATCAATGCGGTTTTCTTTGATCCAAGATTTGAATAAAAATTCAGCTTTGTCGCTGTTGCGTAAGATCACAATGTACAGTGGTTCTACCGCACGGTAGTTGGATATGGTCATTTAATGAATAGTGGTGCCAGCAGGCGCTGGCTGTAGTTTGGATTTATTTAATTCCAAAAGCATGTTTCCAAACTTTTCGTCCATCTCCAGCATTTCGTTATCGTGTTCAGCGGCCTTGGAATCTGGCACTCCCAGCAATCGCATCATGGCACCCATGTGCACCAAGGTGATGTTGTTGCCGTATAGCACTCCCATGATTTCCAGCATGGCTGTTTGGACTCGCTCATGTATGTGTTCATCTATCTCGAGCATAGTATTAATTATATGGTTGGCGCAAAAAGTCATAGAAAAGCGGCCCGAAAGCCGCCTTTTTGGCATTCCAGTTGGATCAAGCCTCGGTGGGAGCCTTGACAGCTGCCTGTTTGGCAGGAGCAGCCTTCACAGCCTTGACCTTGACTTCGCCGCGCTTGGCCACCCGGGCCTTTTCAGCCAGCTTGTTGGCCA